ACCATTTTAGGGCCGTCATCATCGTCGCCTTCAAAAAGGCCAATGGACTCTTCTGATAAAATATTACGGATCATTTCTTCGAGATTGAGATTTTCTCCGAGTCCGAGGGTCATCTTGCCCGGGGTTGGCAGCGTCAGGCCGCTAGGTTTTTGTGGTTTTTGTTTAGGTTCAGGAGGTTCAATGCACTCTCCAGCCTTTTCATTCCAAATTTTACCGCCCTCGCAGTCATCATCATCACGTTGATAAGCGGCACCATATTCTTCTATTATGCCTTCATCTTCTTCTAACAAATCATCATCAATTTCAAAGCTCTCGTCAAGAATGCTGAACTCGTCTGTATCTTCTTGTAAATTCTGGCTAATTGCTTCTTCTAGCTTATCTAGATCAATACTAACAATGTCTCTGTCAGAGGTGGTGGCTGCATAAGGAGTTTGTTTTATAATAGATTCGCCCTCATGTTCATCTTCACCTTCTGCTTCAATATCAACTAAAGATTGATTGGCTGGAATAGACATTAAAGATGTTTGTTGGGGGACATATGTTTGAGTGGGCGCCATGGTCGCAGCATACCCAGGTGCATTAATTGCCATGGCATCTTGTTCCAAAATTATATCAACTGCTTCTTTAATATCTTTTGAAAAGTGTTCAATAATTTTTTCTTCGGCGCTTTTTTGGGCCGCTTCTTTTAAAGCCTCGGCATCAATAATGGCTTCTTCGAGCATGCTAGACATAAACCTTCTCCTTTGCTTAAGGCACTCTATAACAATAAGTAGTTTGTTTGTTTGTAAAATTCCTTAGTATTATATAATTTATGGTAATATTGAACCGGAGCCATCTGGGTTAAAATATATTACATTAGATGCATTAGAACAATATCCCACTACTCTAATGAGATCGCCGGAGCCCGCGGGGGCCGTTGTGTCCATTTTTCCCGCGGTTGTACTCATAAAAACACGTTTACCTGTTGAGAAATTATTAAGATGACTGTGAGCATCAAACCAGCCACGAATTAATACCCCATGTTGCGATGGAGTTGTGCCTTTGGCTATGCCTATCAATTGTGTACCACCGGTGCTCTCCGCGTCTGCGTCTGCTATTGTCCAGTTCCCATCTGTATGTAAATAATATAGTGCTCCTACAGTGAGACTGCTTCCGCCACCAAAAAAGACTGTTTCTCCGCCGCCAGTATCATTATCCAATTTGTTCGTTGGTTCCCAAATAATATCAAGCGCTACTTTAGGCTGCTGCATGCCGAGGCCGACCCCCAAACTGTTCGCAACTAATACGGGATTACCGTTTTCGACTTGTTTATCAGCAGCTTCAAGCGTGAGGACGGCGTACTGTTCCGAGCCCGTCATCACTGTGGGGCCACTTATCGTTACTCCGGAGCTTTCACCGGTATCGGCAGTAATTGTAATTTTGTCATTGACGGCATCTAGGGCGAAAGTTGGCGTGTCCTTACCAATATTAACACTTCCGGAAATAATCGACGTAGAATTGTGCGCACCTGAAATTTCTAAGTTACCTCCAGTGTACTGAATTTTACCACCGGTGCCGTTGCCTTGTCCGTCGGACACTCCAAAATTAACGCCCCAGCTTTGAGGAATGTTTATACCGCCACCAAATCGTACCCACTGTGTAGTCGTATCTACATTCATCAAACCCTGGCTGGGGTTAACGCCGACGGCGGATCCTGAAATAACAAAGGCGCCAACTTGGCCGTTAGCTACGTGGAATAAGGCAGTACTCCCTGTTTGAATGATCCCCCCTGTGACAAAAAGTTTGTGGCTCCCATTGTACGGATCGGTACCAAACCTTGTTGAGCCCGAAACGTCCAGTTTATAACCTGGGGCATAATTATTGCCGATCCCAACATCACCAACCGCGCCCACTTGCATTTTAGTGGCTGAAGCTATCTTAAAAGTTATGCCTGTGCTGCCCTTTGCATTTAATTCTGTTTGTCCATTTGAGCGCTGTCGAAGTGAGAAATCAGTATTATTAGCGTTATCTTGGTGTGCAAAAACAGCCATGTCGGAGTTCGTGCCGTCATATCCGAGGTGTGTGCGACCGATTTGAGCGGAAGCATCTTGATCGTCCATAACCAACATTGGCGTTCCGCCGGCGGTTCCAACCAAGGTAAGCGATCCGCTTACATAAACACTTCCTGTAAATTGATGAGTGGTAGAGTCGCTACCGGCGGCCTGCGTGTCGCCCTTAGTTGTTTTATCTCCTGCAAAAAAATCTGACATAAAAGCTATTTTTCCTTAGTCGGTTAATCCGGAGCCGGTTAGATCATACATGTGGCTAGGATCAATACCCGTTAAGTTGGCGACCACTTCGAAGCCGTTATCAGCGGTACCCTTGGAGGCACAAGTAATATAAATCTCTTTACATTTATGATGAAAAGTCATACTTTGATCGTCGCTCTCTAATGTAACATAATGATGGTTGGTGATCACAAAACCTCCAGAAGAAGTTGAATTAAAGTGCACTCTCAAAACTGGGCCGCCGTTGGTCGAACCAGAATTAATTACCGTAAAATCTCTTGTTACTTGTGGAAACTCGATGCGGGCCTCTTGGCCAGTTGCTAGTGTCGAACCGGTTATAAACGGATGTCCTGAAATTTGATATGAGCCTACATTTCTTAGCCCAACACTTCCACCTGGATAAAACATTTTAATTTCTCCTTCTTATTAAATAGTTAGTTTAATTTCTTTTCTCTTTCGATTCTTAACTTCTCTAAAACTTTTTTGCGTTGTGCTTTCTCTTTCTTCCGCTTAACAGAGGGCTTTTCGTATCTTTGGCGCTCCCTAAAGTTTTCAATGATTCGTTCTTTTTTACATTTCTTTGTAAAACGTCGTACCATTCTTTCTATGTTTTCATCTTCATATTTTGGTTTCACTTCCACATTAATGGGTCTTATGGCCATTTAATTTTCCCCCTTAAATAGGGTTTTCCATTTGTTACCGCCCAGTGCCATGATCCCAGATATATCGACACCGGAATCGCCAGGGTCAGTACCCGCGAGGGCGCCGCGGCTTGGGCCACTTTCGGGCGATCCTCCTTCTGTCAAGGGCTTTACGCCATCAAATATTTCACTACCAAAACCGGTGGCATCAAGAACTTTTCTTTTCTGTTCTTTTAACCTTTGATATTTCTCTTCTTCTAGATGGTGCCTTTGCTGCTCAAGCAAAGCCTGTTGTTTAAAATTATCTTGCGGCTGCCTATTTTCTGTCAAAGTAGGTGAAACTCCTTTAATTACTTCTGCTATAACGTTTGAAAGAACTCCCTCTTCTAGGAGAGTTTCTTTAACGCATTGTTTGATTAATGGCTTGAGAATGGCTTTTAATTCTGTTTTTTTCATTTTGTTCTCTTTATAATATATCATTTAAAGCGCGATTAATTCTATCACCCTTTGTAAAGATTTGATTCAAGCTTCTTTCAATGTTCTCGCGCATAATATATGCACCAGGAGCCGATGGTTCAGAAACTGCATCGAAACAAATTAATTGAAGATCTTCTTGTACTATTTGAGACCCCTTGTCTTCTTGTAGAGAGCCTAGGGCGCGCGAAGAAAATCCGAACTTCACGCCGCTTTCATAAAGTCCTCTCAAAATATTTCCCGAAGGTGTGCTTAAAACTTTAATGGTGCCAAGAAGATTTTTACCATCCCACCAAAGCCTATTTACCATGTGGGAGGCGTTTCTAAGATTAATTACGCTTTCATCGGGATGATCACACTCTCCTAGGGCCCGGCCCTCGCTAACTAGTTTCATATAGTTTTTAACTTCTCGCATCAACACCTTGTGAGGATAAATTCGTCCATTGCCGTTGACAGCATCCGCCTCCTGCAGTTTTGCTGGAAATATGAGCGACCCGCTGCTAACCTGTTTCTTTTCAGATTCAGTTAAAAAATCTTGGCACCCACGGTCATCGCATTTTAGTTGGTAAAACTCTCGTAAAAGTACTTTCTGCATTTACTTTTCCTCTTTTGCGGGCGCTACCCGCGCGTTATTAGAGCCGCCGCAGCAGTGGGCAACCGGTCGCAACATCCATTTTTTCTTAATCATCATTACACTCTCCTTCGTTTTTATGGGTTATTTTGAACCCAAAGTCATTAACCAAAACCCCCATTAAATAGGTGGTCCCCGAAGCCAAACACCCTAAGATGAGGGCATTAGCTATTTTGTACTCAAAAGTAAATAGTTCTGTGTATCTATTAATTCCAAACAAAAAGAGGCCCGCCCAAAAACCCATGCATAAGGGACAATGGAATAGCTTTCCAAAGCCATACAACCAACTTTTTGAAGGGCGTATCTTATTAAAAATTGAACCGAAAATTAAAATGTGAGTTAGCCCGTAGGCTGCTAAAATAAAATAGATTAATCCCATCTACACCTCTTATTCTTGATACATTCCATACAGACCATAGGCAGTATTTATGCCAGCATATTGCGTCATTGTACCTTGGCGCTTTTTATGAGGTATTTCACCCAGGTCTGTGGTATCTTCATCTTCTGGCTCTAGAAGTTCTTTATCGAAATCCATTTCATATTTTTTAACTGCATCGTAATGAGGTTTTTCTGTTAATAAGAAATTAACCACCGAATATAAAGTCATTTGAATTGAATCAGCTTTATTAGATTCGGTAGATTCTAAAATTATCCCCTCTAGGGAGCCATAAACATTCCCACCGTGGACGCTACTAGGGTCGACAACTCCATGGCGCATCAGATGATCGAATAGGCGCGATTGAGTAGCATAAATGTGATCGCCATATTGTTTTTTAGAAAGCGCAAGAACTTTCTTATTTTTAGGAGACAAAACAATATCAATATCTGGGTGGTCTAAAATTAATATATTGCCATCTAACGTTCGGCGCGCTTGTAGCTTTATTCTTGCATCGATGGGATTCTCAAGTGTTACTTTAATAGTCATTATGATTCGATCTCTTTAACTAAAGTTTGTATTTTTAAAATTTGTTGCAAAAATTCTTTATCTACTGGTCTTTGGTTAGAGGTTTCCAACAATGTTTTAACTTCTTTCATTCTTGCGATCAAGGATTCATCTTCTTTAAGTTCACTTAGACTAAAAGAGTTATTAACTTTTTTCTTTAAATGTTCAATTTCTTCATTTAAATATATTTTAAAGTCAGCACCAGAATCTAAAAAAGAAAGAATAAATTTATTAAGTAGTACTTTTTGGCCCTCTAAAAGCGTGTCGTTGTAGCGTGCATTGAATTTTTCAATAAATTTATTTACAACAAGGCCTGCGTTAGAGGTTTTTGTTTTTTTATTTGCGGGCGCCCTTGAAGATATAAATTCTAAAACTCCTTCTTCTAAAATGACGCGTCGTTTGATGCTTATATCTTCGCCGAATATCTGTGATAGGACTGCTATGTTTCTATAGTTGGGTATAAAATTAGAAAAGATTTCTTTTGATATTTCTTTGTTCATTTTTTTAATTAATTTGCTCTGCTCATTAAATATTTTTTCTGTGTCAAGTTTTTTATATTCTTTTTTAGTTTCTTGAATAAGTTTTTCGGCCATGCGCGGTGACAGCCCCTTAGTTTCTAGCAGATTTTTAAATAGCCCTAGTTCTTTGCCTATCTCGGTGTTGTTCCCAAACCCACTTTTTAAGGTAGAAATTATTTTATCTCGCTGTTCTTTGTTTTTATTGATCGATTGTTTAACCGCCTCTCTCACAAGCATCTCGTAAAGAAGGGCGCTGTTTCTTTTTTTATTGTGTTTTGGCATCGTCTTTTTGTTCCAATTCTTGTATTAAATTTTGTATGTTCCGGTTAACTTCGAGCAACTTACGTTCTTCATTGTTATAATTAGTTTCTTTATCCTCAGAAATACCTTTTCCGAGGCCGAGCAATTCGGCGGCCCCCGCGGGTAGCATTCTTACTTGGCGCGGTGGAAGGCGAGCAACCTCATGTGATCCTTGCGCCGCCATGTGCTTTTGGCGAGGGCCGCTATGTCGGCGCCCATCGGATGCGCTTTGCTTGTATGCTTTCCCCTTTGAGTGGCGCGTAACATAGGAGCCGTCTTTTTTAGCGCTAACCCATGCTTGTGTCCAGGCCTCGTCATCTCTTTTACCTGGCGCGGCCAAGAGAGCGCTCTCGGCGCCGGCCTCGCCTTCGGCGCCGGGGGGTGGCCCTGCGGGCATTTCTTCGGGCGCGCCCTCTTCGGGCATGCCCATTTCTCCTCCCATTTCTCCTCCCATTTCTCCTCCGGGGAGACCGCCTAGGCCACCGCCGCCACCGCCCATGCCCTCGGCTGCGGCGCCGCCGGCCTCGGCTGCTGCAAGGGCTGCGGAAACAGAACTATCATAAAACAATTCTCTTTGATTTCGCAAAAATTCTTCTTCTGATAAATCAAACAGGTTTCTTGCAATCCAGCGCTTGCTAAACATTCCTTCTACGGCCTGCGCGGCAACAGTAAACTTAGTATTCCAAGTCTCAAGTTCTTGCATTTCAGCGATTTTAGAGGGATTGTGGAGCTTAATATTAAATGATAGTAAATCATCCCCCCTAAAGCCTAGAGTGTACAAATGGATAATTGCAATCTTTTCTAACTCGGTAATAATAGACCTTTGGAGGCGTTGCACTGTTCTAGCAAAGCGAATATCTTTTTGGGCTAGCGTGGCTTGCTCTTCGCTGGCGCCCTCTGCTCTAGACAAATAAGAGGCTGGAATTTTCAATGCAGAAAATAATTTGTCTCGTAAATATTTAACATCGTCAATGTCACCAGTATAGGTGCCACCAGGAAGACTTGTAATCTCGGTACCCACGCCTCCTCGCATGGGAATAAAATAATCTTCTTCAATACTCATTGGGTTATAGCGCAAATCAATGCGACCAGTGTCGGTGTCTACAACTTGATTGCGTTTCATAGAAGTTATAATGCGCTGCATATATTGTTCAACATCTTGTGGCGGAATATTACCTACATCTACTTTAAATACTCTTCTCTCTGGGGCTCGAACAATACGATACGCCATCATTGCGTCTTCTAACAGGACTAGTTGGCGCCAAATCCTTCTAGCGCCATCCAGAATAGAGGTGCCATAAGGAGCAAATTTATCATTTCCTAAAATCCTAAAATGCCCGACTTGCCAATTTTCGAATGTAACGCCGCCTGAATTCCACTGATACTGTACGTAATTGGGGTTTTCTTTATCTTGTCCTTCTAACCGCTCAATCTCTTGGCTGGGGAGGCCCACGACTTGTTTTATGCCCATCTCCGAATCAATGTCCAGATACAAATAAAAATCGCCATATTTGCACATTGTGCGGCACCAGCCAAACAAATTAAACCCAATGTTTAAGACGTTAAAAAAGAGTGTATCTAGTATACCTTTAATCTCTTCATCGTTAGAATCTACTAAAAGGACCTGTTTAATGCTGGTGTGAGTGGTCATTTCATCAGCATATATATCTAAAGCGGAGGAAATCTCAGGTGTATATTCCATCTGGTCAAAGTCTGCATAGCGTTGTAAGCGAGACTGTGTACCCATCATATAAGAAGAGTGGTTATCAAAGGGGCTATAGCCTACTCTTTCAAATTTTTGGCCGGAGACATCTTTAAAAGTTTTTGAATATTTGTCTAGGCGGCGGCGGCGAAGTTGCCTAGTGTTTTGCGAACGATAATTGACCAGGGGACCTGAAAAAAGCTTTGTTAGCTTTTTATAAAGCGAAGAATTTGCATTCCGTGGGTTTTTATCGTTTTTATTATTGGAGGCTGCCATTTAATCTATCCTTTTAATAGCCAGAGAAATTCTTTCATTCTCTTTTTCTCATCAACTATTTTTTCGAACGCTGCTGTCTGGCTCGTTTTCTGCATGCCGGAGATTCTGCTATCTATGTGTGTCTTATTAGTCATTATACAATTTAAAAATACTTTTTTATACTCTAAATCGCGCTGATTTTCGATCAATGCCGTGTCTCGCACCCAGCACCCTATCGCACAAGCCATAATTAAATCATCATTGT